ATAAAGACTTTCAACAGTTGCAAGAGTATAGCAATGTTGAGCAGTTCTCACCTATCTTAAAGAAGTTTCTCAAGTGTAATGACCCTAAAGGTTATCTGCTTGAGCATATCATCAAAGGCGACAGAGGAGATGGAATACCTAACATTCTATCACCTAGTGATGTATTCGTAACAGGTGGTCGTCAGAAACCTATTACTAAGAAGAAGATTGTAGAATTTCTTACAACTCCACCTATCGACTATGCACGTTTTCAAGAGAACGCTATACTTGTTGATTTGAGACAAACACCATCTGATATGCAAGAGACTATTTTAGAGCAACTAAATAGTTCTATACAAGGTAGCAAGCGTAAGTTGCTTGACTTGTTTATTGCAAATAGAATGAATTTGTTAATCGAGTGTATTGAGGAATTTTAATTTATGAGAATACTGTCTCTGCATCTTGTAAATCATGATGCGAATGTCACTTATTTTGATGGTGAGAAAGCACACTATATTAATATAGAACGTGTCAAGCAAATCAAAAAGTATCATTATTATAAGTGGAACTTTCCTAAACTGTTAGATGACTTGCGCGGTATGAATATTCCAGAGCATGTAGATGTTCTGTCAGTATGTATCGGCGAACAGATATTTGATAAAGAGCAAGAAGCATTTATGAACTGGGAATTCAAGAACGGAGAGTTCTTGCAACCACTAGAAGAGTGGCAGTTTGAAGCAGTCTTTGAGAATATTCCTGTTCATGCAGACAAATATTACAGAGTAGAACATCACTATGGACACTATATGTCCGCTGAGTGGTTATATAATACTGGTCAAGGCGTCATCATTGATGGATGCGGTGACTATGGAAATCACACTAGCGTATTTAAGGGCAATACCAAGACAGTAGCATATACACACAGAGATATGCTTTCTATCGGCGACTTATATTATGAGACTGCTGGTAATCTGTTGGGTAGAGGTACTAAAAAAGACTGGGATAACACATTCGCAGATAAATCTGGCAACCTGATGGGATTAATCTCATATGGTCACTTCAACGAACATTATGCAAAGCAACTGAGGGAATTATCATTCGAAGATTTCCCTGCATATGCGATTAATGTATGGCAATATTGGACAAAAGGCATCGAAGGTGTAAGCGATACACTAACAGGACATACTTTAGATGCACTTAATCCAGACAAAAGAACTTACTCTGATACTAGTAAAGAATATCCTATGTCTATGTTATGGGTTCACGAAGATGGACACCCACATGTCAGACAATATCACACAGACTGGATGCGTACATGGCAAGATGTTCTTGCTGAGAAAATGATTGAATTCTTTAGCAAACACTTTACTGAGCATGATGAGTTTGTATATTCTGGAGGCGTTGCACACAACGTAGTGATTAATGAAAAACTTGCAAAAGCATTTCCTAAGATGAAGATACCACCTTGCATTGGTGATGAAGGACAATCACTAGGTGCAATGTATGCAATATTGAAAGAATATAATATTGAAGCAGAGTGTCCAACACATAACTGGTCGCATGAGAATATAAAAGAGATGTCTAAAGAGACTGCAGAAACGGTTGCTAATCATCTTTTACGACATGACGTTATCGCAGTATGTCAGAGTGCATCTGAAATAGGTCCTAGAGCATTAGGTAATCGTTCAATCATATATCGTCCAGACCAAAAGTATGCGGCACATTACTTTAATGATAGAGGACTAAAGAATAGAGAGTTCTGGCGTCCATATGGAATTATCATACTAGAAGAAGAATTGTCAAACTATCTACAGACAGAAACACTATCTCCACACATGCTATATGTTGCAACACCAACTGAGTTAGGTAAAGAGAAATTGTCTGGTGTTATTCATATTGATGGAACAGTAAGATATCAAACAGTCAACAGTGGTCCTTACTATCATATGCTCAAGAAACTTCAGAGTATGTGTGGTGTTGCCGCTATTGTCAATACATCTCTCAACTCACATGGTAAACCAATCTGTCAAACAACTGCAGATGTTAAAGAGTTTGTGCATAAATATAATCCAGATGCAGTAGTCATAGGAGATGACTTATATCTGAACAACGCTCGGCGCAATGAGGACGCAACAGGTACATATGTCTAAATTGTATACAAGACCGTTAATGAAAGATGGCATCCATAGATATATGGGTCCGTCTATCTACAAAGGTAAGTTAAGTGAAAGCGTATTTAAGACGATTGAAGATATCGTATTTAAACGTCAAGCAGAGAGTGTTAAAGACTTATTGTGTTCCACAACGACAGGTAACGATAGGTTTGAGTTGAATGAGACACCAGAACATTATAATGTACTTGTAGAGATAATGCAACATGTGTCTAACTATACACAAGGTCTTAATACAATTGACTTCAGAGACATTGATGAACTTCAAGTCGAGAATATTTGGATTAACTATCAACATAAAGATGAAGTAATTCATCCTCATACACATGAAGCAACAGAGTTTTCATTTGTTCTTTATGTACGCAATCCAGTACCACTTGCTGATGCTAATCATATATACAATGATAGAAGCGTTGATGACCCAAAAGACGGTATGATTGAATGGCGTTATGGCGAAAGTATGTTTCTTGCTCCTAATAGATTTTTACATCATCCAGAAGAGAGAGACATTGTAGTGTTTCCTGGATGGTTAGAGCATCAAGTACATCCGTTTAGTGCAGATGTAGAAAGAATATGTGTTGCAGGTAACATATATACAATAGATAGATAATACAAATAAAGGTGACCAATGAGAAAACATATTCCAGAGATATTGCAGATAGTCGATAATGCGTCAACAAAAGCAGAGCGTATTCGTTTACTAGAGCAATACAACGTGCGACCATTAAGAAACATGCTTGCATTGAATTTTGACAAAAATATCGTGTTAGACTTACCAGAAGGTAAACCTCCATTCAAGCGAGATGAGAGAGAACCTGTTGGTATGTCAGCGGCATCTCTATATACAGAGAGTAGGCGTCTAGCAAGATGCCTAGAGAGTGACCCTCTTTCTAAATTAAAGAAAGAGGCGGTGTTTGTGCAAATCTTAGAAGGTATTCACTGGCAAGAAGCAGATGTTGTACTTGCTTGTAAAGATAGAAAACTAGAAGAGATGTATCCAAACATCACAAGAGAAATTGTACGCAAAGCATTTCCTACATTGCTCACTGATGTACAACCCAATCAATTCACCAAGGAGAAAAATTGATGCAAGAATTATATGATTTAGAAGAAATGGTAACCGAATTTAAACTTGAGTTCACCAACTTTAAAGAAAAAGGCAACAAATCAGCAGGAACACGCGCCCGTAAAGCACTATCTGATATTTCTAAGTTTTGTGCTACGACACGCAAAGCAATTCAGGAAGAAAAGAATAATCCTGCGCCGCAAGTATAGCGGGCAATACTAGTAATGTATGAGCATTGTGAAATAGAAGTAGTTGATAATGTGCTACCTGAAGAGAACTTCAAATCATTAGAAGAATTCCTGCTAAGTCCTAAATTTGCATGGCATTGGGAACCAACAACGCTTGGTGGTACTAATCAACAATTTGATACTCCACAAATGGTCACACCGATTTATATCGCAGGTAATCAGCATGTAGATGCTAGTGGTAAAGATGTGAGAATTCCATCGCAAGTTCTTCAATATCCAGAATTTGAGATGATTACAACTCACGCACTAGAAAAATCAAAGCAAGAGTTTGGGTATGAGTTATTATGGCGCATAAAAGCAAACCTATTAATGCCATATCCAAACTCTCCTTTGCATCATCCTAGACACGCAGATACTAACAATTCAGATGGAGATTATGTAACTATCAACTATTATGTAAATGACAGTGATGGAGATACATTTCTATTTCCTAGAAATAAAGCACCAATTCAAATAACACCTAAAGCGAATAGCGCAGTAATATTCGATGCTAAGATGATGCACTGTTCCAGTAATCCTATAAATAGTGATAGAAGAGTAGTTATCAATGCTGTTGTCAAAATTTCATAACAGGAGAACCTATGAATCCCTATATACACACTATCATTGCACTCGCAGTGATATTCATTGCTTGGAGAATTGGACGCTGGCAGTCCACAAGAGAAGCAATTGAGCAATATACACAAAACCTAGAAGATGCTGGATATATCTATATTACTCAATTGCGTGATGGTTCATATGAATTCGTTAAGCATTGGAAGAAACAGGCAGAAGAAAACTCTTAATTTGCAAGAGGGTTATCTAATGCTCTCTGTAACTTCTTATTAAGTCTAGTTTCTAATTCATTCAATTGTCTATCTACATCACTAGAGACTTTATCGCGTTTGTTATCGAACCGTTGGTCGGCAAGGTCTATGAGTTCTCGCACTTCTTTGGTCTGGTCTGCCAATTGTACGCGAACCTCGTATTCGCTGTCTTTCACTCTCTGTTCAGTCTTATCAACTATCTGTTCAATACGCTCAATGTCACTCTTTAAGTCAATCTTGATATCTCTAGTATAATCTCTCGCTTCAGTTACACTTTCTTGTACTTTATTCATATTAGCATCAAGCACAGATAGTTGTTCTTGTAGACCTGACAAGTCAGGTGAAACATACTCTTGTATCTGTTCTTTCATATTCATATAGTCTTTGTAGAATTCAAATCCTGCCCATAGACCGCCACCTAATGCACTGAGTAAAGGTAATATCAATAACATCTTACCGCCTGATATTTTTGCTCCTGCTAATTCTATTTCTGCCATTTCTCTCTCCTTATTGATACTGCATATCGACCATCTTGTCGTGCAGAATTTGTTGTGCG